TATACCATTTAATACCGTTAAAAGAGATTTTAACAGCATTGAAGAGGTAAAGGTATGGATGATACGCAATCAGTTTGGAAAGCGTAATATTACTTCCTTCGTAAGAGCAGAACTGGCACTTATGCTTGAACCTATGTTGAAGGAGAAGGCGAGGGAGAACAAACTTGGGCAGGGTGTTAGTGTTGTCAATATTGACAAGATTAATACCCGAGAAGAGATCGCAAAAGAAGCGAAAGTATCTGCGGGGAATATTTCTAAAGTAAAAAAGATACTTGAAAAAGCACCTGAAGACGTGAAGGAGCTTGTTAGAAGTGGAGAGGTGAGCATTAACGCTGCGCACAAAGAGATCGTTAAGGAAGAGAAGAAGGCAGAACGCGAAGCCAGAATTGAGGAGATAATAGAAAATAATGAACACATATCAACTAACGAAAAGTATTCTATTATCTACGCTGATCCCGCTTGGAAATATGATTTTGCAGAAACAAGTAATAGAGAAATAGAGAACCATTATCCAACAATGACAGTTGAGGAGATGGGAGAGCTTGGGGTTAAAGATATAGCAGAAGATGACTGTATCCTTTATATGTGGGCTACAGCACCAAAACTTATCGAAGCAATAGAGCTTATTTCCTTATGGGGCTTCACCTATAAAACACACGCTGTATGGGATAAACAGAAGATAGGTATGGGTTATTGGTTCAGGGGGCAGCATGAACTTCTAATGGTAGCGACTAAAGGTAAAATGTCACCGCCTGAACCAAAAGACAGAGTATCAAGTGTGATAAGCTATCCAAGAGGTAAGCATAGTGCAAAACCGCACGAAGTATATGAGATAATCGAGAAAGCTTTCCCGCACTTAACAAAAGTGGAACTTTTTGCAAGAAATAAAAGGGACGGTTGGGACAGTTGGGGGAATCAATCATGAATGATTTTAACGCTGATCTTAAATATGGTGAGTTGGCAAGTCATGAAACATTCTGGGAGGATATATATAAAATAGCTTTTCCAGACATGGCTTTTTCTGTTTTAAGCACAGCAGGAAAAAGCCAATCACAAAACTTGGGGATTGATAGAATTATTCATTTAAAAAGTGGGAAAACACTTTATATCGATGAAAAGAAAAGAAGGACTAAATATAACGATATTCTATTAGAGTATCGTTCAAACGATAAGAAGAATACTGCGGGATGGATGTTTAAGCAATTACATATAGATTATCTGTCTTATGCTTTTATGCCTACTAGAGAAGTATATCTGTTTGATTGGCAGACACTTAGGAGAGTTTGGTTAGATAATGGGAAACAATGGAAAGAAAAATATGGGTTAAGGGTTGCTAAAAATAAAGGGTACAACACATTGAGTGTTCCTGTCCCTATTACTGTTCTTCTTGAGAAGATGAACAACGCATTAGTGATTAAGTTATAAAAAATATTTAAGGGGCAAAAAATGAAGTCTGGAAAAAGAATAACGATAGTATGGATACCAAGCTACGGATCTAAGAGTAAGACACTCGATGGAGTGCTTGAAGATATTTCACCTACGAGAGTGGTCGTGCTGAAGGGGGATAAAACAATATTGATCCCGTTGAGTTCTGTTTTGTATATGTATCAGGATGCCGAGAATGAATAAGAGATCTATTTTCACCCGACTGATCCTATTTACCGTGGAGGGATATTTAGCGGATATAGATCCGAAAGTAACTTACAACTATGCCTTTCTATTGAGAATACGAACAGCGATACGAATGTTTATCCAGGGGCATAGGTTTTCCAGAGAAGAGTTTTTAATCGTCAATAAGCTTTCTGGATCTGATTTTATGAATAAGCTCGTAGAACGTCAGGTGGATAGAACGATCTACGCTATAGAACTACTCACATTGTATATAATGCTTATTGACAAGGCGGAGAGGGCTACACTCAATATATCAGATAAAAAGATCTTAAACCTAAAGAGCGAGTTTGTAATGGATATGCTAAAAATGAGAATGAACAAGCCAGAGGAACACCAGAGAGTGAAGCAGATCGTAGAAGATACCCGTATCAATGCGAAGATGTTTTTTAACTACTGCGAGGAGGAGATATGCGGGAAATAGTATATCTTACTGCTTTCTTTATCGCTGTCGTGTTTCACGCTACCGTAGTAATCGGTATTGGCTTCAATCTTGGAATGATCGTTATAAGATCTATTTTCGGATAAATTTTCAATTATTTTCCAAAAATGCTTGACTTATATATATATTTTCTATATACTGTGGTATCAAAATTGAAAGGTTGATAAAATGAAAATTACAGAAGAGATCAAAAAAGAGATCGCTAAAGAGGCAAGAAGAGTTTTGGCAGGGCATTACAATGTTATGCCGAAGGATATTGATATTGCCATTCTTGAAGGCAACGACAAGTTGCACGATGAATGGATCACGCTATGCGAAAATGCTCTGGCACTTATTGAGAAGGAGGTGGCGTGATGTTGTATTCTGATCTGAAGATCTGGTTAAAACTGGATGTCGTAAAGAGAATGAGTGCGAGTGAGTTCGCCAACTATGTAAACAATTTGAAAGGTTGATAAAATGAGTAATAAATTAATAGAGTTTTCAGAAGACGAAAAAAGAGTGATAAAAGATACGTATTTTCCCGTAGGAACTTCCGTTCAGGAAATGCAGTTCTGTATGGCGGTTGCTTCAAATCTGGGTCTAAATCCTATTTTGAAAGAGATCTATTTCGTTGAGAGGAAAGCTCAGGTTAATGGTCAATGGGTCAGAAAGATCGAACCTCTGGTTGGGCGTGATGCTTTCTTAAAATTGGCACATACAAGCGGAGTTTTTAAGGGGATCGAAACAACTGTTGATATCGAAGAAGTTCCAGAGATCGTTAATGGTGAATGGGCTATGAAGAATGATCTTGTCGCTACTTGCAAAGTTTATAGAATAGATATTAAGATGCCGTTTGAAGCTAAGGTATCTTATTCCGAGTACGTCCAGAGAAAGTTCAATGGAGAGGTCACGAAGTTCTGGAAAGAGAAACCGACTACGATGCTCAAGAAGGTTGCCGAAAGTCAGGCGTTAAGAAGGGCTTTCAATGTGAGTGGTGTTTATACCAGAGAAGAAATCGGGAACGATGATATTCAAGAGGTGACAGCCGAAACCAGTACTGCGACCTCTGGAGGGATTAATCAGGCTTTGGTAGGTGATTGCACACCAGAGAACAGTTTAGCTGCAGAAGGTGGCAATACGGAACACTCTGGGGATCTTTTGAGCGATATTACTGTCGAGGTTGCAGATTCAGAACTCGGGATGCTAAAAAGTGAAGCTCTGGAAATGGGATTGAAGTTCAGATCAGATATTACTGCAAATACTTTGAGGAAAAAGATCGCTACTGCCAAAGCCGAAGAGGAACAAGCCGTAGAGATGCACGACGAGGATCTGAAGAACGATGAAGTTTTCGAGATTGATTATACTGACGAAGGCGAGGAGGTGTAGTGATGGGCGATACTGAAAAAGATCTTGAACGTCAAAAGTATGAAAAGCTTTTGTACGAGGTTAAAAAAGAGTGTGAAGAAAATATAGCTGGGCGTCTTTCGTATATAGATCACTTGAGAACAAAAGTGCATAAATCTGAGAAGGCAGTTCGTGATATTCGCTGGCTTGAGGACAATTTTGTATCTGTTCAGGATCTCAGAAAGCTTCTAAAGAACGAGAAGGTATCAGAGAGGGATATACTCAAGGATATAAAAGAGAAGAGGACTGCGAGCCTGAAACTGAAATATAAGGACAACAGTATCGAGAAATTAAAAAAAGATCTGGAAGTAACCAGAAGAGATGTAAATAAAGCCGTTGATAAAATACTGGCAAGACTAACAAAGGAGTAAAAAGAAATGGAAACTAAAAGAGTGTTGATTATGTTCCCGATTAAACTATATAATCGGATAAAGAGTTGTGCGAATGATAGGGGGCTTACGTTTACTGGATGCGTGAAAGAGCTATGCGAGATCGGTCTGAAAAAGAAGGGGCTTTAATGGCACATAGTGAAGATCTCAATATAAGCACATTGGACGTGAATAGAGATATCCTCAGGATCTTTAAGATAGACGATATCCCTATGATTACAGAGGTGCATATTATACTGAAGGCAGGAGAGATCCCGACACTTATAATAAATAAGATCGTGGACGGTGTAGAAGAAACTGAAGAGATCGAGTACGAACTTGTTCCAAAGGCTACTGAATGAATATAACCACCGTATCACCTCTGGATGTTTTCCCGTATGACAAGAACGCCAAGAAGCACCCTCCAGAGCAGATAGAATTGATCGCTAATTCTATCCGTGAGTTCGGCTTTATGACACCCATTGTCGTAGATAAAGAAATGTGTATAGTTCAAGGTCACGGAAGAGTTCTGGCATCTATCGAGTTGGGTCTGACAGAGATCCCAGCCGTGATTGCCGACACTCTGGATGAAAGCCAAATTAAGATGCTACGACTGGCAGATAACAGAGTGGCTGAAAGTGACTGGGATAAAGAACTTTTGGAGAAGGAACTCGAGACACTTCTGGAATTTTTCACGATAGAAGATTTCGGGTTTGAGTTGAACGACCCTTCCGAGCCAGAGCAGATCTATACTGATAAAATAGAGATCCCGATCTACGAGCCGAAGGGGATCAAGCCAGAGGTGTCACAGTTGGTTGATACCAGTAAGCGTGAAGATCTGATCAAGAAGATAAACAAGGCGAAGATCCCGAAAGATCTGAAAGAGTTTTTAAAAAGTGCTGCATACCGTCACGATGTTTTTGATTTCGCTATGATTGCCGAATATTACTCTCACTTGGATACCGATATAAAAGATCTGTTCGAGCAGAGTGCTTTGGTGATAATAGATTACGAGAAGGCAATAGAGAACGGATATGTTGAACTGTAAAAGAATTTAGCGGATATTTTATCAGATGATTAATGATTTCGCAGTAATGATCCTGACCTATGATCGACCCGATAACATACACACTCTGAAGTCACTCAAGAAGAGTGGATATTCAGGAGAGATCTATTTCGTAATAAGTGACGATGATCCCAGTATTGATAAGTACCAAAAGGCGTATGGTGACAAGGTAAAGATATTCAGTAAAGAGGATATTAGTACCAGATACGATGAAGGCGACAATTTCAGAAAAAGAGGATCTGTATTTTACGCCAGAAACGCCTCTTTCGAGATATCCAAAGATCTGGGCTTAAAATACTTTATTCAGCTGGATGATGATTATACGGAGTTTAGTTTTCGTTTCAATAAGGAGTTCGATTACAAGTTCCTGCGAAATCCTGATCTTGATAGGACTTTCGAACTTATGGTAGAATTTATGAGAGGTACAGCGATCACCTCTGTTGCTATGGCTCAAGGTGGCGACTTTATTGGGGGATCTCTTTCGGAGTTCTCAAAGAAGGTAAGGACAAAGCGAAAGTGTATGAATACGTTTATATGTGATGTAGATAAACCGATAGGTTTTATTGGTAAGATCAATGAGGACGTGAACACATATACTTGCAAGGCGAGATCTGGCTTGCTACTGCTGACCACTAACCAGATATCTATAAACCAGGTCACCACTCAAAAGGGTGATGGTGGTATGACTGATCTGTACAAGGACGGTGGAACGTATGTAAAGAGCTTTTACAGCGTGCTATATGCTCCGAGCTGTGTCAGGGTTTCAGTAATGAACTCTAAAAATATGAGGATACACCACAAAGTAAAGTGGAATAATTGTACGCCAAAATTACTTAGGGAGGTAAAATGATGTCAAAAAAACGACTTACACCGAAGCAGAAGGTGTTTTTAGCTGTGTACGAGTTGTCACCTTATAATATCACCAATGCCTGCAAGAAGGCGAATATATCGAGAACTACGTTTTATGACTGGGTTAACAAATCTGACGTTTTTGCTAAAAAGGTGAAGGATGCCGAAGAGGCTGTTGTGGATTATGGTATAAGTGCTTTTATCAAGAAGATCCGTGAGGGCGATACTCAATGTATATTGCACCTTATGAAAACGAAGGGGCGTGACCGTGACTTTAAAGAGCGACAAGAGGTTGAACACTTTGGAGATCTGCCAGTAAATGAGATTAAAATCAATGTCGTAAAGCCTGACTGATTTCAATTTGTATTTCACTAGGGGGTACAACCTCATTTATGTATCGCTACAGCGAGGGGTCTTAAAATATGGATATTAATATAGCAGAGGTGTTTTTACCTCTGTACGAAGAGCAAGAACGCTATTATTTTTTGAAGGGCGGAAGATCCTCTGGAAAGTCGTGGGTCGTTGCCGATTATCTGCTTGCTAAAATGGTGCAGGATCAGAACTTAAATCTTGTTTGCCTGCGAGAGGTGCAGAGATCCATTAAGCACTCTTCAAAGAAACTGCTTTCGGATAGAATAGAGTATCACGGTCTAGGATCTTATTTTGAAGTCCAGGACACTCAAATCAAATGCCGTAGAGGTGGTGGCGTTATTATCTTTAATGGTCTTCAATCTCATACGGTAGACAGTATCAAATCTCTCGAGGGTTTTGATCTGTGTTGGGTAGAGGAGGCACAAACCATTACTGCGTACTCTCTGGAACTGCTGACCCCTACGATCAGGAAAGATGGTGCAGAGATTATCTTTACATACAATCCTAAACGAAAAGAAGATCCAGTATTCCTGCTTGAGCAGGAGGTCGATAGCAAGGTGGTAATATTCGCTAATTACCACGATAATCCTTTTTGCCCAAAGTCTATTATAGAGGAAGCTTCTATAATGAAGGCGAGGCGACCGCAGAAGTATAATCACATTTACTTAGGTGGTTTTGGTGTAGCTGAAGGACTTATATTCGACAACTTTATGCAGAGGGCAGTTCGTAGCGAGGAGATACAGAGGCTTGAGTGTCTGCAGGGGATGGACTTCGGTTTCAGTAACGACCCGACTGCTTTCTGTCAGATATATATGGATTACACCAAGAAGATCATTTATGTGTATGACGGCTTTTACCAGAGAGGATTAATGAATAGTGATATAGCGTATCGGATTAAGGAACTGAAGGCACACCGACACCTAACCAGATGCGATAGTGCCGAGCCGAAAACAATAGCATCCCTGAACTCCAAGGGGGTGCGTGCTGTTGGTGCAGAGAAGGGAAAGGACAGTATCATAGCAGGGATCGAGTTCCTGAAGGAATACGATATTATTGTCAATGCACACCTAAAAGAATTCGTAGAGGAGTTGGAAAACTACACGTGGGAACTTGACCGAATGACTGGGAAACCTACGAATAAGCCGATAGACGAGTACAACCACTTTATTGATAGCCTGCGGTATGCTGTTTCACACTTATACAAGAGAAGAGGGAAACCGATAGGAGTGGTGAAGCCGAAGGGAATATAATATAAAATAACAATACGCTATAATAACCAGAAAGGAATTGTAGCGATGAATATTTTTAAATATATGCAGACTGATAAATATCTGCAATATCACAGAAACGAACTGATTTTTAAAGAGAAGTCGAGAGGTGTATTTTATACCGATGTTATAAGCCGTGTAAAGCTTGAATTGATGGGCTCGGGTGCTGTGGTATCTGGTAACAATGTATTAACTGGGTTTTCTGGAAACAAGCCGTCTTATGCCCCAGTATCTTCTCTGGTCGTTCCCTCCACCCTTCTATCTTCTATTACCTCTGCGTATATCTCTTATGCTGTCAATGGTACTGTGTTGTTCGATGATGAAGAGAATAGTTACCTGAAGAAAAAAGTCAAGGAAATTATTAAGATCCAGTCGATTGGTGGATCTGTTCTACTGCGAAAGGTTGAGCATAATGGCGAAACGCTTATTAATCTGTACACCCCGCTATCTTATTTTACCGAGTATGATGAATTCATACAAGACAAGATCAGTAGCTATAATATATTCAACAAGGTTGGCGATAACGAAGATGAAGAGATCTACCTGATCGAAACACATACCGATAATCTGATTTCGTACCGATATGTGAAGCTGGATAAGGAAAGCAATTCTGCAAGATATGTTGATACCTATATCGAGGGGCTTCGTAACGGAGTTGGTGAAGATAATATCGTATACAGTTATGAAACCGTATCCGAGCCGATAGTGGCTGAAGTTTTAAATATTTCTTTTGGTGGTGATGCCGATTATACAGACGATAACGTTGATCTCTTGAAGGAACTTGTCGTTACGAATACTATCAACTCTCAAACTTTTGATAAGATCTCAAATCCGCTTTTATCTCTTCCAGAGGAGGCTCTGGAATACGATCTAAACGGAAATGCAAAAGTAAACTTGCAGGATAGAGTGATTATCGTAAGGGATGGAGGGAACAAGCCAGAGCAGATCTCTCTTGAAAGTAGAATAGATCAATCTCAAATACACAAGGAAAATATCGAAAACAATATCTTCTCTTCTCTGGCCGTAAACAAGACGGCACTTGGATTGACTGACGTATCTCAACTTTCTGGAGAAGCTCTGCGTAGAATGATGAGTGCTACTATATCCAGAGTAGAGGAGAAGCGAGGAGAGGTTGCCAACGCTTTTGATTATCTGCTCGGTATCGAGATCACGTTCCCTGAAGTGGTTATGCCTTCATTCGATGAGCAAGTGACTGGCGTTGAAAAAGCCGTTAGTGCAGGGGTTATGTCACAAGAGAAGGGAACAACGATAGTGAGTGGTGCTGACGACTGGGAGAAGGTGAAGAGCGAAAGTGCAAATAAGGTGAGTGACTATCAGGGCTTCGGGGTCTAATCTATGGGCGAGTGGTACGGATGGGAGTTGGATCACGACAGAACTCATAACCGAATTGATACCGATGGTAAGGTGCTTGATGCTATAGCGTATAAGTATAAAAAGGATTTCGATAAAGTCAATAAGGATATTTTTAGTCGCTGGGGGAAATCTGGAAAGATCAATACCGAAGATCTGGCAAAACCTCTCACCAAGCTACAAAGAAGAGATCTGGAAAGGAAAGCGAGAAGGCTACTGAAGTCAGGGGAATTTAGCGAGGATGCTGTTTTCACTAGAAGGCTTGAGAGGATCTTTAATAAAAAAACTATTCGTAGGCAGGAGTATATCGAATTATCTCTGAATGAGGTTACGAGTAGAATTAAGTTACAGCAAAAGGGCAAGATACTTGGATCTCTGTATCAAACTTGGTTGGATGGCGAGAGATCTGTGGCAAGGCTTACGAACTCAGCTTTTACTATGGCAGGGGATGATTTTATATTCAAGAATATAGTCAAGAAGTGGCAGGGCGGGGATCTGCTTTCGAGGTTGCACCATCAAGCTTTTGAAAGTGCCGAAGCGTATTATCGGATGGTTAAATCTGCTCTGGATGCAGGGGCAGGGGTGAAGGGCATAGCACAGATAACAAAATACTTTTTCAGTAATGGAGATTATAGGGCGAAGAGGATCCTAATTACTGAAAGTGCGAGGATTAATTCCGAAGCGAAGCTTTCTGGATATAAGAAAGCGGGTGTTAAATATTACCAGTACATATCTGTAATGGATGATAGGACAACGGATATTTGCGTGGGGCTTGATCTGAAAGTATTTAGAGTTGATAAAATGAAGATAGGAGTAAACGCCCCACCAACTCACGTTAACTGCAGGTCAAGCACGAAGGCATATTTTATCGATGATCGTACTGGTCAAGGTGGTAACTATCCACCTCCGAAACCAGAACCTAAGAACGAGCCTTCCGTTCCGATAGTTCCAAGAAAGAAGAAACCTAAAAAAGTGAAGCCTTCTGGAGTGAAGCCAATAGAGGGCTTTGGTTTTAATGAGAAGTACGATTTGCTCTTGAAAGATGTCTACGAGAAAGCTCTGGAAGTAGTATCAACGCTTCCGTTGCCCGATAAAATAGCAAGCGGGAAGGGATCTTATTCACCGCTCTTTAGAAGGATCGAGGCAAGACCAAAAGACCGAGAAACATTCTGGCACGAATACGGGCATTTTATAGATAGCATACTGGCTGAAGAGGGTATCTACTCTTCACAGAAGCTATTAGCTAAAGCGCATGAGAAAGAATATGCAAGGCACGTTAAGGGAAAGAACAAGCAAGTGCTTGCTGAAGAATTTAGGGATAAATATTACAAGAAAGAAGAAACGTTTTTCACTAGGGGAAGATATAAGGGGAAACGTAAAGGAACAAAGTATATTGAGAACAGTCCAGAAATCCCTGCGTGGTCTGATATTATGGACAGCTTGACTTCAGGAGCGTTTCATAAGAACTTTATACACGGTCACGGAAGTAGGTACTACAATGCTAGATCTCACGCTAAGAATGCGGAGAACTTTGCGAACTTGTTTCAGCTATATACTGAAGGGGGCAAGATCTGGAAGGACACCGTAGAGATGTTCCCAGACCTTACTGCTGATTTCGAGAAAATTATGGACGATGTTATATCTGGTAAAAGAAAGGGAAAATAATGGAAGAAATAACCAAGCTACATTTAGAGGTTTTTGGCGTGTTGCCTAATATTATAGGGATTAACTGGCGACTTAATAACGGTGATATGGCAGATCTTATATATGAGAGTATAGAGAAGGGCGTTCCGTATGATGAAGTGGATCAGCTGTCCGAAGAAAGCCGTAAGGAATACGAGGCAGGCAATCTTACTTTTTAATATTTAAAAAATTATGTTATCATTCATAAATCGCTCTGATAAGTTCGGGGGGAAATTTTAAACAAGGTAGCACGGTATGACACTAGAAGAAGCAGAAAGTAGAATTAAAGATCTGGAAGCAGAATTATCTGAAAAAGAGAAGGAGATCGCAGAGTTCGAGAAGAACGCTGGGAACGTATTATCTGATGAAGATATCAAAAAGATGCAACAGAAGTTTGATAATCAGGGTTATGATCGAGGTAAAAAACAGTTTGAGGAAACTTTGAAGAACTACGTTCCGAAAGAGGAAGTAGAGAAGAAAGAAAGAGAACTGCAACGTACTTATGAGATCAAGACGACACTATTGAAAATGGGGTCAAAAAATCCTGATATGGCTCTGAAAGTGATTGCCGATGAAGATCTTGAAGATTTCGGAACGGATACGTTTAATGCCGATGCGATCAAAGAGAAGTACTCAGAAGTACTGGTATTCGGGGATAAGGGGAGTAACACCCCTCCGCCTCCAAGAACCAGAGATAACAGAGTACCTGATAATAAGATCACGGCAAAAAACTACGACAAATTACCAGAGAGCGAGAAGAGTAAACTTTCACCAGAAGAAAAACTCGCACTCTTGAAAGAAGAATAAAGAAGGACACTTATTATGGGTTTAGCAAATAATAAATTAACGATTTTTACAGAGGTTATGGATACGAAGATAGTAGAGGCATCTATCGTTCCATCTATTGCACGCGGTGTTTACAGAGGTCAGGTAGTACGTGGCGGAACTGTTGCGATTTTAGGGTCTGAGGACGTTACTATCGGTCAGTATAATGGAACTATCACTCACCAGACTATTGATGGAACAGAGCAGGACGTGGCGATCAGTCACAAGCCTTACTTCTCTATCAAACTCGGATACGATGATCTGTCTCAAGTTCCTACGAATGAGATCTCATTCCTTACTGGTAAAGCTTCAAAAGGGCTTGCACTTGATATCGACAAATCTCTGGTTGCTCTTAGATCAAAAGCTAAAGTAACGGTAACGGGTGCGATTGCAGATGTAGCGGGTGCGTTTACTGGTCTGGCAACTGCTTTCGACTTGGCGAATGTTGGGATGAATGATCGTGCTGTGGTGCTTTCACCTTCAGTAGCGAATACGCTGATTGCACAGCAGGGTGAGAAGCTTCAGGGCGAGAAGTCTTCCGATATTGTCTATAACGGATATATCGGTAAATATATGGGAATTGAGGTATTTAAATCAAACCAGATCGGGAAAACTACAACCGTTGCAAACTGTATCGGTGTTGATATGACTGCTATTGTTTTGGCGAAGTCATACGATAATGTAGATCAGGTTACGGGTGTCGATTTCTTTGGATCTGCTCTGCGTGGGCTTTTGGTTTATGGTGTAGATGTTGTCGAAACTGAAACTGGGAAATCTGATCGTATCGTTAACTTCGATATCGATGAAGCATAAGGGGTAATGATATGGGAAACGAAGCTAAAGAAAATAAAGAAGCAGAAGTCAAGGTCGTAACTACTGAAGACAAGTACAAAGATCTAGTAGTGAAGGGAAAGAAGGGTAAAAACGGTGCCCCTCTGATCTCTAAGGGAACGGGATACGAAATTACTCTCGGGTAAGAAGGTTGATAAAATGGTACAGATGCCAACTATCGAAGATCTTTTTGGCGGTGTCGGGAAAGAGATAACTTACTATAGGGATCTTTTTCCTCGTTCTACTGCTATTGATGGAGATATAACGGATGCCGTGAAGGTAGCGTTTTTGAAGGTCGAGCCAGTTTTTGGTGAGTTCCGAGAATATGAAGTGGGCGAGGAAACCGTAAGGAATGAACACGTCAAGCGTGCTGTATGTTTTGAAGCGGAAAGTATAATCCTCTCAAACCCGTATCCGATTAATTATCCCGTTTCTGGAGGAGTGAACACCAACGATGCAGGATCTGGTAAAGTGCTGTCGGAGAAGTTGGCTGACGTATCTACGACTTATTCGGAAGGTGGTACGTCAAAGACTATCGGCTTAGGTGACGACAGTTTGGCTTATACACTCGGGCTACTGAGTAAAGATGCTTCAATCCTATTGAGTAGGTACATACGGAAGACTTACGGGATGGGCAGAGAGGCTTATTTACTTGCTGATCCCGACCAGTTTCCGAAGGGCGTGTAATGAGTGTCAATACTATGAAGGCTTCAGTCAATAGGAGTATTGATAGATACGGTGAAGAAATAGAAACTGTACGCCTCACGACTACTGGCGTAGATCTTGATACTGGAAGGAATATAGAAAGTGAAACCAGAACAAAACTGGATGCTATACTCACTAATTTTTCCAGAGAAGAGATCGCCAAGGGCGTTGTGAATATTGACGATATGAAAGCAGTCATTGCTGGATCTGCCGATCTGGAGAAAGGCGACTTCATAGATGTTGGGGATCTTCGTTATACACTTATGGATTACCAGACTTTACGAAGATCTGGAGAGAATGTGCGTACCGTGATGGTGCTTAGGAAATTAGGAAAGAAGCCAGTTTTGCATAGTGGCTTCTCAGACGGTTTCTCAGACGGGTTTGGATAGATGGGTATAGGTGTTGCAGAAAAGCAGTTTACGGTGGCATTTCAGGATGCCAGCGATGAAGTTTTAGAGATTATCGAAGATGAAGTGGTTACGCTTCATAACAAGATGATTGATGCGGGGCAAGCCGTTTGGCTTACTGGACTTTTTAAGAACTCTTTTTCACCTATACAGAAGCTTTCTAGTACTCATTGGAGAATAGAGAACGATACCGATTATGCGAGTGTTCTGTTTCGTGGTCGCAGAATGGTTAACGGTAGGTGGTACGGCTCGGAGAAGTGGGCTGGCGGAATAGATCCTATGATCGCTTTTATGGAAAACGAAGTAATAAGGAAAACGAATGCTATTAGACGATAAGCCAGTTATCGACAAGCACTTTCAATCTGGATGGACTGACACCCAAATAGTTTATGATGGGATGCTGTCTGATATCGAAGGCAAGGAGTGGATTAATATTCAGCTATTGCCTTATGATAGAGAACTGATAGGAACTGCACCTCAGCACGGTAGAAAGTTAGATCACGGTATCATTAAGGTGCTGTGCTATTCCGATAGTGCTACAATGGCTTATAAATTAGCGAAGAAGGTTGTCGACTTTCTTGAGTGTGCAGAACTGCCTACACCCTCTGGACAGCCGATCTATGTTGAAGAGGGGAAACCAGACGGAAACGGTGCGGTTCCTCTCGACAATGGTATCTATGAAACGATGATTAATTTTATCGTTAAAAAATATAATTAAGGAAAAACACTATGGCTTATTTAAACACAAAAAGATCCGCTTTATTTCTGAAGGCAGGGGCAACACTACCAGTTCCTCCGTCAGACTTTCTGGAAGTAAATAACGAGTTCGTAATCAATCCAAATCCTACGGTAGAGGAGTTCAATAGAATATCATCTCTGCTTGGTGGTACTGACGTTTATGCTGATACTTGTCACGTTACTTTCTCACAGAGTTTTACACACTTGATGCGAACTAATGATAAGGCCGGCACTGCTCTGGATGCTGTTCCAGAAGCCTCCGAACTGTTCAAGGTTTGTGGACTGGATGAAACAGTATCTGCTGGAACTGGCGTTAAGTATATTAACTCTCAATCACCTCAAGTTGGATCTGCTGTATTCAATATTGACGGAAAGCAGTTTGAAAGCAAGGGATCTGTGGTCGGTGATGCTACTTTCGAGTTTGAGATCGGGAAGCCTGCGAAGGTATCTGCCAATCTTCAAGGCTTTTTAGAAAACGAAGGTATCCCGACAGATGTTACACCGCCTTCCGTTCCTCTGAATGTCGAAGATCTGTTAATGATGACGTGTACGGATATCTTTCTGGAAGATGGTACAGCGTTACAATGTGACAAGATCACTATTGCTATGGGTGCGGAGATCTCAGAGAAGTATGCTTTGGGAGTGAAGACAAACCAGATGACAGATTATGTTATTAAGGTGACTGCCGATTTCTTTGTAGATAGTGTAAACTATGCAGATGCTCAAACCAAGCTTATCAATCAGGCTGTTGAAAGTATCGTAATCAGTTTAAATACCGATGCTTCAGGTGCGTTGCAGGACGGTAAAAGTCTAAAGATCACTATGGGTGCTTGTAAGGTTGCCGATTATAATGATGATACAGAGGACAGTACTGTCAAGCGTTCTCAAACTTGGTTGGCAAGACCTTCTACAGCGAGTGGGGAAAATATCGTATTTGAGTACGGTACTTTCGCTTAATGATAATCGGGGCGGTTGCCGTTACCCCTCCGCCCCTCTGAAAATTTAGGTAACGAAAAAGGGGAACAAATGAAATTACAATTACAGCAAGAGTTCGAGCTTGAAATATTCGACAAGATCTATACTGGTATCTTTAAAGATCTGACCAGAAAACAGCAAAAAGAAATAGACGACCTTTTACCTGATGCTGAAGTGCGGAAGCTTAATAAGCTGAACAGAAAACTGCGTATCGCTCAAACTGAAGAGGACAAGGTGAAACTTGAAGAGGATATCGAGAAGGTGCAGGAAGCACTTGCTAAAAAAGATACCGATAACTTTTATAAAAAGCGACTTGAACTCTCAATATTTGGTGATGATAAAAAAGACATTATGCGGTTTGGAGATGAATACAACTATAAGATGATCTACGAGGCTATTCGTCAGGATATAGCGGAGAGAAGAGAAAAAAACTAAAAAGCCTTTACCGTTTCTTTGAGCAGAGAGGATCAGGTACGGGCATAGAAAGTATCGAAGAGAGGGATATCGAAGCAACTCTGAAAAATCCTCACTCTAAAATTGTACCGTTTCCAAGAGATCACGAAATGCAAGTTATTTTGCTTATTTTTAATAATACTCCGTTCACGTTTGGAAGGAACGGGGTGGCAGGTTTATCCTACGATGCCCTGAAGGATCAGATAAGGTGGTCAGGACTGAAACCGAAAAAATATGTTAACATACTGCATACGTGTTTCAATTATTACTCTCGAGGTTTGTCAATGAGAGGTTAAACAAAGGGTGCTAGATGGCAAAAGTAAAATTTGATATAGAGGTGAATGGAGAGGGGCAGTTACGCTCAATAACTGCTGATCTTGGTAAAGCTGACAAGGCTACGAATACGTTTAAGGCTTCAACTGTTGCTCTTGGTAATATATATGCAGACGTGATGGGATCGATCACGGCATCTGTTAGAGATATGGCCACTACCTTTGTTAAGTCTGGTATCGACTTCAATAAACAGACCGAGAACACCATCTCTGGACTGCGTGCTTTATCTATAGCCATACAAGATAAAAATATCCCTATTACTGAACGCTTCACCAAGGCACAAAAAGAAGCTACACTCGCTCTTTCTGAACTCCAGAAGATAAACGCTAACACCCCTCACAATTTATCACAGACTAATGAGATCTACAAGGCGATGTATGTTTCTATGAAGAATGTAGGGGCGAGTACTGGCCAGATAATCAATCTTACTGAAAAGATCTCAATAGCTGCGGGTGCTGCGGGAATTGAATTCCAATCTCTTTTGGCTGGTGTTGATGGTTTAGCTTCAGGAACGGTTTTGGCGAACTCTGATCTGGGTCGCTTTCTATCTTCTCTTGGATTGACTAACGACGAATTGAAGAATAGTAAAGACGTTATAGGGCTATTGAATGAGAAACTAGGCGACTTCTCTGCGATAGATACCTACGAAACCGCACTTTCTAATCTTGGTAATGAGTGGACGAAGCTGGCAGGAAAACTTACAACCGATATTTTTGCAGGACTGAAGATAACATTTAAAGAACTGTCAGGACAGATGCAAAATATGAGCGACAGAGATATTGAAGATATGAAGAACGCTTTTACGGATATGTCGATTTTAATGGTGAAGGGTGCTGGGGCAATAGTGCAGGCTCTTGGATCTACTGCTCATTTTTTGCAGGGCATTGTCGTGCTTTTGGAGAACGCATACCTTCAGGCTTCAAATCTGTTTTCGTGGACTGAAGAACTCCAGAAGCAAGTCGAGGCAAACCGAGAAAGTTATATGGCTTTCGGGGAAACTCTGGAAAATATAGATACGATCACGAATGATCTGGTAGGCACTATCGTTGACAGTATTGAAGCTTCCAGAGGAAAGACGGAAGCCACTATTGATCAGAACGAAGCCGAAAGTATCCTGAATGAAACTAAAGAGAATACTACACTTTTGACCAGATTAGCTACAGAAGCCGAAGAGGAGGCTACTAGGATAGCCAAGGAGAAGGCAAAAGCTGATAGGGAAAGTGCTAGAGCGTTGAGAGATAAAGTGTCGGCTTATCAGGCGTATGACGATGCTATGTATTCTGCAAAGGATACCACTTCCGAAGAGGACTTTATGCGAGATCTCGGAAACCGTTTGGCTAGAATGGGCAATAATGGAACTTCTCAGGAGGAACTGGCAAGACTTTACGAAGCTGAAATGGAGAAGCACCGTAAGGCGACAGAGGATGTTGGCGAAGAGGTCGACAATTTGAGAAGAGACAATAACCAAAATGCTGAAGAAACGAGAAAGCTACTAAGTTCATCCAGACCGACTGGCGGTGCTAGCGGTGGTTATGGTGCTGGATCTGCCGAGGGATTGCACTCAACTGGTTTTAGCGGTGCAACTGCTGGTGGTGCATACTATGGAACTGGAGGCGGTGGCTCACCTGCTATGAGCTCATCACCGAGCCACTTTGAGGGAACTTTGCAGACTTCAAGCGGAAGAGATCTATCAAGAGTAGGTAAGTCATTAACTATGAATATAGGGCTATTCGGTCAAGCCGTTAATAATGTTACAAAAAGCCTTTACAATATGGAAGAGATCACAGCTATGAAGGTGGAGAGTGACGATCTTATCGCAAAGAGAGATGCCGAGATATACAATCGTGATAAACTTTTGTACAGAAAATACTCAGAAGAACTGCAGTCAGTCACATCCTCAATAGCAGACCTCAATAAGGGTATGGAAGATCGCAACCTAGAACGAGAGAACCTTCTACAAGAGAGGGCAAGTATTCTTGAAGGACAGCGTATAAAAGCACTTGAGAAGGAACAACAAGCACGACTTGACCTTATATCAAGCTTGAATGAAACGATATTAACGCTAAATAATATCAGTTCAGGGTTGGCAACTGATTGGTCAGCAAGTGCCAGAGAAGCGTTATTCGGTGGAACTGATAGATCTCTTGGGTACGAAGAAGCAAAAGCCAATGCGGAAGAGGCTTGGAAAGCGTTTAGTGCTGACACTTCCAATGGTGATTTGCTGTCAGCATACAATAAGAGAATGAATGAGTTGATCGGTACGCTTGACGACTTCAGCGACTGGACTAAATATAATTCTAGTGCCGAGCAGGAGTTCGCCAAAATCCAAGCTCAACGTGATATTGATGCGATGCAAGATGCCCAGCTCGACACAAAAGAAGAGGTTGACAAACAGCTTGAAGAACTAAAGAAGATCACGGAAGCTACACAGAACACTTACGATGAGACAAAACGTCTTGAAGATATCAAGAAGGAAAGCGAATATCAGACCGCTCAGAATGCCAGACTTGAGGCGATACAGAGACGAAGCGAAGCTATAGAAAAAGAGAATAGGGACGCAACTGAAGAGATCGCCACTTTAAGTAAAAGAGCGAATGATCTCAGCGAGCAGATAAAGTCTGTTCAGTACACTAATAAAACACTTTCTCAGCAAATAGCAAACTCGAATAATAGGATTGAGGCATACGAAAAAGAGATCAGAGAGCTGTCAAAGAATATCGCTGATAATCAATATGTAACTGCCGAAGCCACCAAGTCAACGACTTCCGGGAGTACGATGCCGGTAGTTACCCCAAGACCTCCAAGCGGTGGTGTAACTATGAACTCATACGACTCAGGTGGATATACCGGCAATATGAGTGCAAGCAGTATTGCAGGTGTCGTTCACGGCAGAGAATATGTACTCAATGCACAGACCACAAAAGACTTGGGATTGAATGAGAATAACGGTGGTGTAATGAAAGAGATCAGGGATCTTATGTATGAACAGGTAAAAACAAGCAAGAAAATACAGTCAATTGAAAGACAGATGCTTAAAAATGCAATCGAGGTGGCATAAATGACTATCGTTAAACAGAAAATAAAAGATTATGTTAGTATAAATATAAATCAGACTCATCCCGACTGGAATGCTTCGACAACGTATGCTTTTGGCGATGTTGTATTTTACGGGCATTATTACTATAAATCGGTTGTGGATGCGAATGTAGGCAAGACACCTGAAGATAATACGGCAGAGTGGCTTCTATGGAGTATTTCAAACAGATATGCACAGATAGATCAGAGGGCTTCTACACGTACAGTATGGAATGCTACAACAGCTACTACACCATCAGATAATATGCTTATCACCGTGATAAATACAGACAATATCAACACACTTACACTTGGAAGGGTATATGGTGGCGACATAAAAGTAACGATAAGAGACAGTTCAGGAACAGTAGTCACTACTGAGACAAGAACATCATACCCAAGAAAAAACTCGAATAACTGGTACGGATACTTCTTCGACGATTTTATAGAATCTTCACTGAGCGAGTCATTCATATTTAATATCCCATCTTTGGTCGGTGGAACTATAACGATAGAGGTTGAAAAAGGTGAAGATGGATCTGCCAAAGTTGGTCTGATGGTTGGGGGAAGGGGGTTTTATGCAGGGGACAGTCTGTTCGGTGTAACGACTCCGATAGAAGACAATTCAATATGGCAGACAGATGACTTCGGTATCACTTCTGTTTACGAGAGGGATGCCAGCGAGATGCTTGATATAGACGTTCAATATCCTTCTATCAAGACAAATGAGATAAAGCTGTCCGTAAGAGATGTCGTAGGTGAGATCGTGTTATTCATAGGGGATGAGAGAAGTGACTCTAATTACGATCACTTTATGATACTTGGAAAGATAGACAGCTTCACTCCGATAATTTCAAATCCTGTAATGACAAAAGCTTCATTCAGCATAAAGGAGATAATCTAATGGCATACACAAGAGTTGGTTCAATGAATGTATCTGTTGGAACTGAGTATACTACGTTCCCGAACAGTGCGGACGGGATGAGGATAAATGACGGCACAAAAGTTGGGATAAACAAGACTCCAATGGATGTGACATTTAAAAATGAAGTGTTCAAGATAGACACGAATGCTACTTATGTATTCGAGAAGAATACATTGATAACATTATATAAAATAACATAAAGGAAAATAAATGGCAAATATTACGCAAACCATAACACAGTTCCCTCCAGCACCGGACTCTGTGAATGATACGCCTCAGGAGTTCAACCAAAAAGCAAATGCTTTCGTTGGTCATCAGAGCGGTACTTATGTAGGGGAGGTTAACCAATGGGCGATAGAGGCAAATGCGGTAAGGGACGAGATCAATAATATCTCATCCAATCTGCCTGATGGAGCGATAAACGATGCTGTACCTTCAGATACTAACACATTCTCTTCCAACAAGATAATATCAATGGTGCAGGGCTTTAAGAACCACATAATCAACGGTGGTTTCAATATTTGGCAGAGAGGTGACGTCGGTACAGTTGGCACAACCTCTTCAGGTTTCACGGCTGACAGATGGACTGTGTTTGGTGCTGGAAGCGGTTGTAGCTGGTCTATCAATAACACAGCAGGGAGCGGTAAGTACATCTCACTTACATACACTAACGCAACTACCTATGGTTATATCAATCAAAAAATAGAAGGGCTTTATCTTGCAGGGGAAACAGTAACGCTCAGCTATGAGGTTAATCCAAACTCGAATTGTCGTACATACCCAACACTATATAAAATTCAGTCAGGTACAGAAACAGTAATTGAATCAGCACCAAGAGTAAATGTTCAAGGTGGTGGGTGGACTAAAGTAGAATATACTTTTACAATCCCACAGCTTACAGCCAATCCCACAGATAATACTGACTGTTATCGAGTTGGTTTGTTTTTTAATGGTGAGTCAGCTACTGCAGTTGGTACTAATAAAATCCGTATTAGAAATGTACAACTTGAAATAGGCTCAGTAGCTACACCGTTTGAACAAAGACCTTATGGATTAGAGTTGAGTTTGTGCCAGCGGTACTACTATAACACAACATCAGATATAAATTTATCGTCAGTAAACACATTAATGTTTGCACCTATAGTTTCAGTAACAACTGCAAAACGACTTGCGATTTATGGTGGTGAATTCCCAGTTACAATGCGAGACACACCAGCAGTTCGTGTTGGGTCATATTCTAATGGTGCAGGAAAAGTAGTTAGGTACAATAATAATGCTGTTACCTTGACAGTATCAAGTGTAACTGGTACGTCAAAACATAAACTTGGAACGTTTATCAATACATCGGAATTACCTGAGGATACAACTTGGTATCTTGGCAACTTTGATGCTGATGCAGAACTTTAAAGGATTGATATGAATACAGTAAAATATATAGCAGACATAGAAACACCAACAGAGTATACGGGGTATCTTGTTGATGGTACAATTAACGTGCCTATGGCTGACTGTAACAGACATTACAAAGAGGTGCAGGAGTGGGTAGCAGGGGGCAATACTATAGAACCTGCATACACACAAGATGAACTTGACGAGTATGCCACCAACAAGACCATTGAACTTAATAGAAATATGCTTAGAGCGGGTAACGAGCTTACACAAGCTAACATAGTCGCACTTGATGTAGGGGTAGAACCGCAGATAAAGGACAAACCTGCTCACGACAGTTGGGTGCAGACAGTTTATGCAGATGAAATGTCGACACCGAAGCCACCACCGTCAAACAGACAGAAACTGCCAATAGAGGGCGAAAATAGGGATAGATATACTTTCACCCGTTATAAAGACCAATGGGGATACAGATGGTATCTGAGGCTACACAGAGAGAGTGTCAATGCTCTTGCTTTAGCGATATATGATAAAGACGGGAATTATCTCTATACCACTGGTGCGTTAATAGCACATTCTGATGGTGGCTGGTACACAGAATGCCCTGCGGGTCAGGCTGATGCTGTTCCAGAAGACGTTTATTTTAAATGGTTGCTTGGATCTGCACCTATTTCAGACCTTGAAGTATATAATGGGGCAGATGATACAAGAGAAGGCTTCGTTAGAAGTGATGAACGGTACGATAAATAATACTAGAAGGGCATATTATGAGCAATAAAACTGATCTGGAACTACTTTTACCAGATAACAACAATAAAGAGATCACACCAGCTAAAATGAGACAAGCTTTCGATCTCGTGGACTACGAACAGCACGCTGACAAGATTGAGGAGATAGGATCTTTCTCAAATAATATGACACCGAAATTCGGTGTTAATATAGATCTTTTGGTAAAGTCAGGATATTACGAGGTTGATACCAATCTTCCGAGTGGTGCTACTGTGGCAGAACTGAGAGTGGGGTACGATACGTCCAACAAGAATAAGATTATTCAAGAGTTTAAGGATCTTAATACCCCGACTGTAATGAGAAGGATCTCAGCCGATAATGGTGCGAACTGGTCTATCTGGACTAATACGGCACAGACTGCGTTCAATCTTGATATGGTGGATCAGGTTAACGCTAAGGCAAGCAAGGAATATGTAGACGGTGCTATGATAAACACTTATGCCGGAACTACTGTACCCGATAACGCCATAGGAAAGTCAGGCGACCAGTATCACAGATACTCAACTTCCGTGCCGACTATATTGCAGGGCGGGATCTGTGAGGAGAGTTACGACCCGAAGCTCTTTGATATTTTCTTTAACAGTAATCCCGCTTCTGGAATTATGAGCATAAGCCTGAAGCCGAGTGACAGAACTGTGTATCTTGACTGGGCTATAGCATCTGAACACTCAAACAATTACTCGCTTGAAATAGACGGAAGCGTGATACCTCTCACTATCGTTACCGATACACAGCTTTCTGTGGTCGCTACGTACACCTCTGGATACGATAGTGTAGTGCAGGGGATAGTTGTGGCTTCGACTACGTTTAAGCTGAATACGGACGTTTTGAGTGGTATAGACGAGGACTATACCAAGTTCGGTGATCGTTGGTTTTATACTCCAATTTTTGACAGAACTTACGACTTTAAAAAGGCGGGGATCTCTGAAGGCGGAAATCCAGTTGTGATCTCTTCAACATCGTATGAGGATATCGTAAGGCTTACTACGTTGCCGAGATATAGCGGTGTTTACGAATATTCGTTTTCTATTACTTTCGGGTATAGTGCGACAAGCAGATCTGCAATGTTTCAATGGTCTTTGGATGGAGGGAACAGCTGGGAACAGTTCAGTCTGGAAGTGAAGGACGTTACGAACAAGATGCCAAGGACGTATAAGTTCCCTATTACCAGAGATCAGAATGGAACGATTGATCTGATCCTTCAGGGTAAATGTGAGGGGGCATCTGACACGCTCACTATCGACTATGCAAGTATCGTGGCAGAGAGAAAGGGATAGCGTGCCAGAGATCTTGAAGAATAGCGACGGCTCGACAAACTGGGCTGCAATCTTTGCAGGGTTTGGTGCTATGGTGGTGCTGATCCTTCAACAATGGCAGACTTATAAGATTGCAGAGCTTAGGGAGGAGGCATCAGTTCAAAAAATTATGTTCCTTGACAAAGATACTGTCTATAAGATAGAGAAAGAATTACAAAAGCGTATGCAACACCTTGAGGATGAGTATATACCTCGTAACGACCTCAACAACAGGCTTGAACGCATGGAGAAGGATATTGACCGCCTTAAAGGACTGCATGATGAAAATAAGTGATAAAGGACTGAACATCATCAAGGAGTTCGAGGGCTTCAGGTCGCACCCTTACAAGGACATAGCGGGTGTATGCACCATAGGTTACGGAACTACTGTATATCCTGACGGAAGAAGAGTGCAGTGTGATGATGAGCCTATCAGTGAGAGCATAGCATCAGATATCATGCGTACAATGATAGACAGGCTGTATGGTGCTAAGGTCAATGAGTATGTTGAGGGAATACCTACTTCACAGGAGCAGTTCGATGCTATGGTAAGTCTTGCCTATAACATAGGTACAGGAGCTTTCAGTAAGAGTACACTGCTTAAACGGCATCTTGAGCGTAACTATGGGTTGGCGGCACAGGAGTTCCATAAATGGGATAAAGCAGGTGGACAGGTCGTTTCAGGACTTGTACGCAGGAGAGATGAAGAGAGAAGGCTTTATGAACTTATTGCTTAGATTGAAGGCTATCATTGACTCATTTAAGTACATCATCAACAAGTTCCGCTCGATACGTTTCAATAATTGGGATTGATAGAATGGGAGGTAGCCTTTACCTACCTCTCGTTGTGTTAATTCACAAAATTTATGTTCGGTAAAGGAGAACGCATGAAATATTTGGCATTGATAGCCATAGCACTTGCAATTACTGGTTGTGCATCAGACGGTGGAGTATCACCAATGACGCATTCAAAAGAGGAAACACTCTCGAATAACTCTGTAAAAGGGATGTATCTATTCAAAATCGAAATGAATACAAACACAATAACAGTCACATCAAAAGGTGACGGAAAGGTGAGTCTATGAAAAAGTTAATTTTAGGAGTAGCACTTTCAGTTGCTATGATAGGTTGTGCGAACTATACTGGCGATACGGATGTATACGAAGGCGATTATGTAAATGGTGATATTATAAGCGGTGATAAAGTTGTGTGTACTGACAATAACGATACCCAATGTTATTCACCTGACTACAGCACTTATACGCAGAGCGATGGTACTGTAGACGATGTAGCTGACGAGCCAAGCGGTGAGTATAGCGAGGATTATACGATTTCTGAGTGCAACGCCAATGGTTACGCATGGTGTTCCATTGAGAACAAATGTATGCCAACACCTGCAAGCGATGTGGGGTCATCATGTCGAAGATAACACAGTCAATGCTTAAGGAGCTTTTTGAGTATAACCAATCTACTGGTGTATTTATTAGGAAGGTATCTACAAGCAATAGGGTAAAAGTTGGTGAAATCGCAGGAACATTAACAAATCATGGATATCTGAAGGTATATCTTAACGGTAAACAACATTATCTACATAGGCTTGCATGGCTATATGTGTATGGTGAAGACCCAGAGCAGATAGACCACATAAATCACAATAGGTCAGACAATAGGATATCTAATTTAAGGGATGTTACTAATGCGGAAAACCATAAGAATATGTCAATCTACAAGAAAAACAAGAGTGGTAAGCACGGAGTTACTTGGAGTAAAGACAGACAAAAATGGGTTGTTAACATAAATGTTGATGGTAAACGCATATCTCTTGGAAGATACAAAAACCTCACAGAAGCTATTTCAGTAAGAGAACGAGCAGAAAAAGAGTTTGGCATATTCCATGAAGAACATGGCAGTATTGAGCAGAAGTGCTTGAACATACCAGCAAGTGGCGGGAGTTGTAATTAATGGGAAAAATAGAAAGTGCAAATGATATCAGGAAAACCGAAATAAAATCAGTTCACGGTCAGAAGTGGCGGTTTTTATTTCGTGAGAACGGATATGTGATCGCTCAAGTTCCCGTAATGGTGAAAAAAGATCTAGTCTGGAAAACTCAAATACACGCTGTTGATCTTGGATCAGCATTACAATATATTTGGTCAACATTTAATGGGAAAATAGATCGTTTAAAATATGAAGATCTAGAAGACGTATAAAAAAAAATCCTCTGGCTGAAAGGTTGGGAATACCAGAGGAAAGAGAAAAATTTGCGTTAATAGTCGCAGTAAAATTCTACAGTTTTATTTCTTAAAAAGCAAGAAATATCGTACTTTTTTAGTAAATATATATTTTTAAATATAAAAAATACCACTAATTATTCCAAAAAATTATAACGAAGCTGTGCGGTATCTGTAGCGAGAACATCGCTGAGAACAGTCAAACGTATATATGGTCTTGTGGTTGCTTGCAAAGAGTGATGAAACGTGAATTTCGGTGATTACGATACTGTTATCGTATATATTTATTATATACATTTTAGGCGTAAAACGGTATAATATAACGCACTTAAAATTAAAAAAAGGAACTTAATTATGCTACCTACGATCACTCATTTGTTCAGGATATCCAGACCTATGGAGGAATTAAAATACTCAAAAAACGGAACTGCTTTCGGAAATGTCGGATTGGTTTGTTCTGAAAAATATAAGGAAAAAGAAACCACTTTATGGTTGAACGGAACAGCTTTCGGAAAGACTGCCGAACTGATATCTACTATGCCGAAAGGATCACAGATCTTCATTGTCGGAAAAATAAGTACTGATGAATGGACGGCTCAGGACGGAACTAAAAAAACAAAAACTGCTTTGACTATAGATCGTTTCCAGTTTGTCGACAAGAGATCTGATACCTATAACGATAATGTAGATCGTCCAGATCGTCACAATGTAGCAGGGGCTATAAACAGACCTACTGAAGGAATGAAGGCAGAAGCTGGAACAGCACTTCCAGAAATAGATATTGATGAAGGCGATATACCGTTTTAATATATACTTTGGTATAATACTTTTACGAACTTCCAGACCCCCACTTTCTGGGAGTTCTGTTATAATTTTATCGGAGCGTCCAACTCTGAAGCTCTATCACCTGATAGGGCGTTTCGATAAGGTTATAACGGTGAAACAGTTTTGGACGCTCTGTATCACACACCTTAAATTTTATTGTTCCGAAAGACACTATGACGAATGAGGATCGAGAGAACGCTGTACTGGCGTCATTTCTGTATTCTAATGATATAGGACTAGACACTAAGGATGCCTTTCAACTTGCGGAGGACGCTTTCACTAGCGACTTTAGGCGAAGGGTTGCGGTAAAGATCAATGCGACTACTGCTGTAGATAGGGCTTATGCGTATTTGAGTTATGAACTCGAAAACGCTATAGAAGGAACGGTGTACGAAATGGACTGGGTGAACATACTTGCACAGACCCCGCTACCCTTCTCACTTGCTAAAAGATATCACTCTGATATCGTTTCAGCTTTCAATAACACTTTAATCTACTAAGGAAAAATATGCTGATAAATAAACTTAAAAATAATTACACGAAGATCCCAAATGCTTTAATTACTGATCTGGAACTAAGCAACGGGGCGAAGGTCGTATATTGCTATATTGCCTCCAAGCCTTCTGGATGGAATGTTTTCAATGCTGATATTATGAAGGCACTTGGAATAAAAAAAGAGAATACTCTGGCCAAGTACTGGAAGGAATTAATCGAAGCTGGTTGGATCACAAGAACTAAAAATAATGTGAGTTCCGATAATAAAACTGGCACTTATACTTATGTGATCTATGGTGAAGCCCAGGACGTAAATCTTCAAACCTACCAAAATGGTATATATACCAAAAAGGGAGGCTACCAAAATGGTATATATACCAAAAAGGGGGGACATAGTAATACTAAACCTATAAGCAATAAAGAAAGTAACCAAGAGGAGGCTACTAAAAAAGCAGGATCTCGGTTATCTGATCTTGATTATAGGCTATTACTTACTAAGCTAAGAGAGAAAGCCATTTACAAATCAAAAGTGAAGGACGATCAAGAGTTATACGAGGCGTATAGTGCTTTATCTGACAAGAGATCTCTTCTGGATGATTATTTATTGCATCAAAAGGAGGAGGGGAAATATTCTAGGACATTTTTAAATTTCGTGTTAGACTATACAGCCATAAAAGAAGAGAAAAAAGAAGAGGTGGTATATTTTGGATAAATTAGAATTAAAGAAGCTCGCTGACAGATTAAGAAATGAATATAGCAATTTGTATGCTAGCAGTAAGATGGCAGAAGGAAAGGCGAAGGAGATCGAATATCTGGAAGCGAGAAGGGAACTTCTCAATCTTATTGATGAAGAGATAAGAGTTAAAAAGTCGATCCCGATTGATATTGTCAGGAAGCGTGTAGAAGCGAAGAAGAAACCTTCACGGATAGAAACTGGCATTACCCCTCTGGATTACCAACTAGTAACCGAAGAAATGTATGTAAGAAACCAGAAGGGCGGATTTAGTATCGGGAACTTTATTCAGTTGGTAGGATCTCGAGGATCTGGAAAAAGTGCGTTGCTAATGAAGTTAATAAGCGGTTTCAGTTTTTACGAAGAGGTATCTTGGTTCGATTTTGAAATGGGCGAAGATAGAGTGATCCAGAAGCTTAATGAGTTTAGATCTAACGAGAGTAATATTATGCACTATGCCAGTAGCAGAGATCTTTCGGAGATCGTTGACGAAATAAAGTTCCTTAATGCTGGTGGGATAAAACATTTCGTGATAGATAGTGCTATGAAGATAGAAGTGCCAGGGGTTGATAGATATGAGAAGTTCAGCACGATAAGTTCACGACTGGCAGAGCTTACAAGCAATCTTGGTATAAACATCTACTTGATTAACCAGCTGTCGCAGGGAAGCGAGAAAGACGGAGTGCTTGCGATTAAGCACGGTAACGATGCCGAGTACGATGCTGACTACATCTTCTATTTGCTCAAGTTGCCGTTAATGGAAGATGGAAGGAACGTCAAGGACGAAGTAGGCGGTATCGTGTACGATGAAAACGTAAGGGTTTTGAAGTGTACGAAGAATAGGCAGGATGATCGGTTATTTACTGTAAATATTATGAAGTACGATATTTACGGATCTGATCCAGAAGAGATCGTTTACGAAATGGAGTAGTAATATGACTAAAGAGATCCCGAGTGAAAGATCCGAACAGATCAAATTACACTATTGGTGCAGAATTAAGAAGTTGAACTCATTTGCAATACCGAATGGAGGCACTAGGCATAAGCTAGAAGCCGTTAATTTAAAGAAGGAGGGGGTTACTGTGGGCGTGAGTGATTACTGCGTTATTTTGCCCCATTCTGTGCTTTTTATTGAAATGAAGAGAAGAAAGAAGAAATTAAAGTCAGGAAAGTTCTCGAATGCACACTCGAAACCTTCAGACGAACAGCTTGAATTTATAGAGAAGGCGAACAGAAGTTCTGCTGTGGTTGCTACTGTTGCTTATGGTTTTGACGAAGCGAAAGCGTTTATCGAGGAAAATATGAAAAAGTATGACAATTTGAAACATTTTTCATAAATATCGAAAAAACACTTGACAGTCGATATATATTTTTTATATACTCACCTTATCAAATATGAAAGGTTGATAAAATGAAAAAAATAATGATACTGGCGACAGTAACTACTCTGGCTTTCTCTGGAAGTCAGTGCGACTACGCCAAGAGGGATTATGATAGATATAACAGCAGATCACTTTCTGCGAGTAACTACTCATTGAAGATAGATTATGCAAAGAAGGCACTTTCTGCACTAAGGTTGAAGCGTGACAGCTGTTTTCTGTCTGGAAAGGATAAAGAGTACGTCTATGAAGATATCGAGGATATCGAGGATCGCATTAGATTGTATAAGTCGGAGAGGTATAAGGACGATAATAGAGTGATAAGAGTTGAATATAGGAGGGTACGATAATGAAGGTTGGATTATATCCTAGTATGCCAGATATAGAGTATTTTGGCAAGGCAGAGGTTACAAATTCTGATTTTAAGCTTTTGGGAATGAGTGCTTTACACCACAAAAATAAAGATCTGTTCAAGTATGAAAGTCCAGTACTCGATTTCGGATCTGCTTTGCATTGTATGGTGCTCGAGCCAGATCTTTTTGAGGATCAGTTCGCTGTAGAAAACTTTGAAGGGTGCGACCTGAATAAGAACAGCAAGGCATATAAGGAAGCAAAATTAGAGTGGCTCGAGAAGTCTGAAGGAAAGAAGATTATCTCTAAAGATGATTACGAGAAGCTCTCAAGAATGACTGAAAACGTAATGACGATGTACGGGGATCTTTTGAAGGACGGTGATCCAGAGGTGGCGATGTTTGCAAATATCAACGATGTTCTGGTATCTGGAAAGGCGGATTATATTAACCACAAGTTGGGCTATATCATAGACGTTAAGACTACAGCCAGTATAGAGAAGTTCGGGCAGTCTGCGGTGGATTATAACTATATCTCGCAGAGTGCTTTTTACTCTGATATCTTCACAGCTATTACTGGCAAGAGATATAAATTTGCTTTTGTTCTGGTAGAGAAGGCATCACCGTATAGAGTTGATGTTGTGACTGCTGGAAGTGATATGATCGAGGACGGAAGATCTATCTACGCAGAAATGCTCGAAAAGTATGTTGCGTTCAGAGATCGTGGGGATCTTGGAGAAGAGAAGTACGTCAAGTTGCCAAACTGGTATCTGAAATCGAGAGGATTTATCGAAGGGGGTGAAGTATGAAAGTATGGACGGAAAAATACGGTGCAGATGCTGACGGGAATCGTGGAATAGATACGCTTATGTATGAACTTGAGGATACAAGAATAGAGCGTGAAGAGATCACGGATATCCTGATAGAGAACGAGTACGATAAGGAAAGCGGTAGCGTGGAGATCGAATATAATGGATTGAATATCGAGGTGTACTGTGGCGACTATGAGGATATCTTCGACAAGATCAATGCTGATTACTATAAAAATAAAATAGCCAAGATAGCACGGATGCCGTTTGATGATATTGTTCAGATCTTTAATTCTATCGGGGATAGCTACCCGAAAGAAGAAAAAAGTCTGGAAGAGGTGCTGTATGATCTGGAAAACGGTTATACAGCTATTCCGTTTTAATAGGAGGCGTAATATGGAAAGTAAAAAAAGATACAGAAAAATTCTTACTTTGGAGAAGGGTCATAGGGGAGATATGTTTTTTGCCGTAAGAAAACTGTCGAGAGGATATATCGGCAAGGATCACAATATTATCAAGGTGTTTTACTCTGAAAGTGAAGCTCTGAAATATATCAAGGACGTGAATTATGGCGTGGCATAGGATCAAAAAAGTATTCAAAAAAAAGAAGGAAAAATTTAAAGATCCCGTAGTCGACTTCTCTGGCGAAGAGGGTGCTACGCTGATCGAAAAAGTATATCAGGAAACTATAGATACCAAGATCCCAGATGGAATGAGAGTACACACCAAACTCATTAAGAAGGTATCTGCTGGAAGATATCTATACGAAGTGAACGGTGTTTTGCTTGAGGCTTCCGATATTCTGGAAGTGCAAAGAAAATATTTAAGGGGTAAGAAATGAAAATATCAGAAGAATTAAAAGGGCTTATACCGCCTTTAACAAGTGAAGAGTTTATGCTGTTAGAAGAAAGCATTTTAAATGAAGGTTGTAGAGACCCGCTTGTATTATGGAATGATATACTTATAGACGGGCATAACAGATACAAGATATGCGAGAAGTATAATATACCATTTAATACCGTTAAAAGAGATTTTAACAGCATTGAAGAGGTAAAGGTATGGATGATACGCAATCAGTTTGGAAAGCGTAATATTACTT